ATACTAAACATAAGCAATACAGTAGAATCAATAAAACTTCAACTTAAAGTAATAGACGATAAAGGAACATTTGAATCCGATGATGAGGTTGGTTTCTTCTTTAAAGAAGTAAAACAACTTGGAAAAGACTTAGACAATTTATTTGAAACCGAGGTTGAAGAAAATGAAGAAGAGAAAAAAGAAGAGTAAAATATATTTTGGCACACCAGTGCATGATGCAATAGTTAAGTATAACAATACAAAAGATGTTAATGAAAGAAATAAAATTTATACTGAACAAATACATGCAGCATTTTTAAAACTCGCTGAAAACATAATTAATACATTTAAGTTCAGTTACTTTGATTATGGTTTCAGAGATTTACAAGAAGAGGTTGTATCCAACTTAGTAATTAACATGCACAAATTCGATGAGACTAAGGGTAGTAAAGCCTTTAGTTATTTTTCTGTAGTGGCAAAAAACTATTTGATTTTAAATAATAATGCTAACTATAAAAAGATGAAAATTCATGATGATATTGATGTGTTATATGGTCATGGTCATGATGATGAACAAATAGAAAAAAACCCATCGGCTGATATATTTAGAAAAACCATAGATTACTTTGAAGAAAATATAGAAAGACTTTTCCCAAAGTCACAAGATAGAGATATTGCTGAATCGATATTGTACCTGTGTAGAAATAAAGATAACATTGATAATTTTAATAAAAAAGCAATTTATATAATGATTCGTGAAATGACAGATGTCAAAACATCTAAAATAACACAAGTCACAAATACATTCCGTAAAATATATCCTAAAATTCAAGAAGAAGTTCTCACACGAGGTCATATAGATAATTTAAGATATACAGGTTCTTTAGTATAATATTGTAACCATACCATATTTATATGTATGGATAATGACATTAAAATATTCGGTGATAAGAACTTCTCTGATTTATCCCAAGAGATATACGAGAATAACAAGTTAAAGAAAACTCAAATCGACTTGTTAATCCAAGAGGTGCATGGTTACATACAAGGTATCGAAGATATTGCTATTGTAGGTCCTATTATTAAGGAACTGATGGATGTGGGTATTAAAAATGATGACAACCTTGTTAAACTAGCAACTCTATATCAGAGAATAATGTCTAAGCAAACTATTGATGAAAGTGGTGTTAGTCTGTTGTCTGAAGAAGAAAAAGAACAATTAATGGCTTCTCTCGAAGATGTAGCAGAAGATTTGCAAAAGAAGAAAGACGACATTGTTGATATGTCTGAGATAAGACAAAAGTATGGTGACTCATAATGCCTTTAGGTAGAATTTTTGATGATTTAGCAACTAAAGCTATAGAGTTTAATTTAGGAATCGTTAACAAAGTATATCTTAACAATTTTGATTCACCTAAACAAACAGAAGAAAAATCTCACTCGTCTCAAATGATAGACTTAAGACCTTTAAAAACCACTCTACCTACAATAAAAAATAAATTAACGGCAAGACCTTTGTTTAGGGGTATAAGTGATTCGATAACCAAAGGTGATATCGTTTTATTTACACAAATAGCAAAAAAAGTTTATTACATTGGTCCTTTAAATACTTTTAACAATCCAAATCAATCTTATTCTAATTTTTACGATTCTAAATTAGAAAACAGAGGGCTATATCTTAGAAATGAAGTAGACACTAGTACAGGTCGTGGTGTTGAATATGCCGACAAATCAGTAAAAAAATTACAAAAAAGAAAAAGTAATTTAGATTTATATTCTATCTCATATGAAGCATCAAGACACTCTGATGTTCTGCTTGAGGGTAGACACTCGAATGCAATTAGAATTGGTTCAAGAGATATATTTCCACTAATTAATATAAGTAACAATAATAATAATATAGAGGAGTCATTGAGTCAAGGTTCTTTAATATCGATGTTGTCAAATGGTTCTTTGGAAGAAAATTTTACTCTTAATAGTGGATATAGATTATCTACTGATATATTAGGTGAAAATGATAATCCCTTGTTTAAGTTAAATCTTGGAAATGACGGTGAACAATCGGAGTTTGATTATAATTATGGTGAATTGGAAGATGGTAACGAAACAAAATTTAATCAAATAATTATAACATCAGATAAAATAACATTTGATGCTAGGAGTAGAGAGGGTGATTTTACTGTTTCATCAAACAGAAATATAAACTTTGGTTCTAAACAAAATTTTACTTTAAACAATCAAGGTTATTCAGTTATTAATTCTGGTAATATTTATTTAGGAGAACCAGCAAAAACTCAAAATCAACCAATGGTGCTGGGAGAAGAATTAAGAAAAATTTTAGAAATAATGACAAAGATATTAAAAAATGCTCACGCTCTAGTACAAGGAGTTCCAGTACCACTAGTAGACTCTACTGGCTCACCGTTATTTTCAGCAAGTGGTCTTACAGTTGAAGGAGCTGAAATAAGTATAACAGATGTGTTAGCAGAATTAGAAGAAAGAAGATCAACTGAGGATGATGAAGGAAACATTACTTATGGTATTGATGGACCTAGTTTTTTAAGTCATCATCATTTCATAGAAGAAAACAGATAGGAGTAAAAATGAAGGTTAATATATTTAAGAAATTAATAAGAGAAGTAGTAAGAGAAGAGTTAGATTATAAATTTAGTCGACTTGAAAAAAAATTAAATGAAGTGTTAGTTAATGGTAATACTAATAGTATAGTAGAAGATAGAGCACCACAACTTAACTCATCTTCAACTAAAAAAACAAACACTCAGTCAAAAGTTCCGACTCCGACATTACCACAATCAAATCCTGTATTAACAAAAGATAGTATCTTAAATGATATTCTTGCTGAAACAGCAGCATCTGATGATTGGAAAAAAATAAATGAAGAACCACAAGCTCAGTCTGTAACAGATAATACACAAAATTTGCCTGAACATTTAACAGAGGCGTTCACAAAAGATTATTCTCAAGTAATGAAAAAAGTAGAAGAAAAAGCAAGGTTTAAGAATGGGACTTAGGACAGACATATATGATGCCTTTGAAAAAAACTTAGGAAAAGAATATCTTGATGCTGATGCTAAAGGTAAGAAAAAAGTTGAAGATTTAGCTGATGATTTGAGAGATGCGATAGTAAAATGGGTTCAAGCTCAAACATTTACTGTTACTGAATTAGAAATGTCACAGACTCTCACGAATGTACAAGGTATTCCAAATGCTGGAGGTCCTGTAACAATACCATTAATACCCATAACCACTGCTGTTAGTGATACTGGTCAAAAACCAAGTAATTTAAAAGCTGGTGGTAGGATAGAGTCAATGAAAAGTAAAGTACAGTTAAAAAAAGTAACGAAATCATAAAATGCCAATATTAGACAGAAGAAAAGATAGGTTTGTAGAAGATAGAGATACGAGAGTTTCTGTAGGAATTGATTTTCCTTTTGCTAGAGTTCCTAACGGTGATGGATATTTTCAAACTACAAAAACAACTGTAGACGCAATAAAAAATAATATAAAACTTCTTTTAAAAACTAATAAAAGTGAAAGAGTTTTTCAACCAAATTTAGGTATGGGTTTGAAAGAGATATTATTTGAACCATTAAATGATGATACAATAATTAAAATTGAAAATGAAATTTTAGATACATTTCAAATATGGTTACCTTTTGTTGAACTAAGAGATATTCAAGTAAATAGAGTGGATAGTTCCAATCAAG